GAACCGGCCGGCCAACACCCGGGCGTCCTTCGCGGTGACCGTCCCCTCCTTGACCTGCAGGATCATCGTGTCCCGCATCGCGTCGTACGCCTTGCGCTGTTCGGTGCCCATCTCCACCTCGTGCACCAGCGACCCGCCGCGCATCATCTCCGGCAGATCCAGCACCTGCAGCTTGAGCACCCGCCGGGTGATCGCGTCCAACGAGGCCCGCAGCTCCTTCTCCCGGTCCGCCTTGAATCCGGTGGTCACCCAGTAGCCGCCGCCGTCGAAGCCCTGTTCGCAGAACCGGTCCACCCAGTCGCTCTTGACCGGCCAGGCCACCTCGTCCACGTAGTTCAGCAGGGACCACAGCCCGTCCGGCCGTTTCGACACCGGCGTTCCGGTCAACGCCCACCGCTTCGCTCCCACCGGGGCGGACCGGACCACGCCGGCCAACGACATCCGGGTCTGACTGGTCGCGGTGAGCGCGCGGTGCACCTCGTCCGCGATGACCGCCCGCCACGGGATCGCGTTCAGCTCCTTCTCGTGCGCCTGGCACTTCGCGGCCGACACCACCTCGTCCCCGGCCTTGGGCCCGCCGCAGGCCGGGCACCGCTTGAGCGCCACCGACCCGTACGGCGCGTACCGGGTGTGTGCCCGCATCGCCTCGTAGCCCATCACCAGGACGTCCGCCTTGCCGTCCAGCGTCGCCGCCAACGCCTTGCGCCGCTGGGCCGGGGTGCGTGGTGCCAGCACCGTCCGATCCGGCAGCACCTCCTCGATCTCGGTCACCCAGCCCTTGACCATCACCGCCTTCGGGCAGATCACCAGGGCCGGGAACGCATCGAGCACCTGCAGCCCGACCAGGGTCGACCGGGTCTTGCCGACGCCCATCTCGTTGAGCAGCAGCCGGCCCACCGGTCCGCCGCCGAACACCAGCCAGTCCACGTCCGCGACCTGGTGCCGGAACATCCCGTCCGCCTGGTCGGCCTCCGGGACCATCACCACCGCGGCCAGTTCGGCCAGCGCGGTCCAGTCCGCCTTCTCCGCCTTCACCCACGCGGCCAGGTCCGCGGTCGGTCGGATCGGCACCCGGATCTCCCGAGCCAGGGCGCCGAGCATCAGCGCGCTGGGATAGGTCTTGGACACCGTCCAGACGTCGTCGCCCTTGGAGAACAGGGTGCCCGGCAGCGCCTTCACCTTCTTGTGGAACCGCGACGTCAGGCCGATCCCGATCCGCCCGGCGTGCGCCGACCCCTCCGGAATCTGCCAGATCTTGAACGCCTCACCCTGCACAACCATATGTCAACCCTATCAACTAGCCGTAGACCTTGATCCACTGAAAGCGGATGATGTGCCGCAGCGCCATCCGGGCGTCGTCCCCGTGCACCTGGTCGGAACGGAACAGGGCCAGCTTCTCCGCGGTCGAGAACTCCCGCGCCTCGGCCGGGGTCTGCATGGCCAGCGGCACGCCGGTGCGGTGCGCGATCCACTTGATCACGCCGATCTGCTCGAGCGCGTCCGGCTGCCAGGTCCGGGCCCGGCCGCCCATCGGGCGGAACGTCTCGCACACGAGCTGGGTGATCAGCCCCGCGCAGCAGTCCTGGTAGATCACGTCCAGGAACTTCATGTGCTCCCGGGTCTCCCCGGACGCCACGATGTCCAGCAGCTTGGGCGCCGGCCCGGGCAGCGCCCGGACCCAGCCGATCGAACCGCCGGGGTCCACGGACTGGATCATGTCAACCGGCCTTCGCTTCGGCCCAGTTCAGGCCGTGGTGCGGTTCGGCCGGCACGCCGATCCCCCACTCCTCCTCGGTCAGGATCGAGTTCATCGCCTCCGCGATCACCGCCTGCACGTCGTCCGCCTCGTCCTTCGGGGCGCTGGCCAACGTCTCGTCGTGCACCGGCAGCATCAGGTAGTCGCCGATGCCCAGCGCATCCATCACGACCAGCGCCTTCTTCAGCGCGATGGCCGCGGTGCCCTGGGTGTCGTAGTTCGGCAGCACCCGGATCTGCCGCCGGTCCCGGGCCGCGAACCGCCGGCCGAACGGCGAGTCGATCCACCAGATCTGCTGGCCGTTGTCCTTGCCGGTCTTGACCAGCTTGCGGCCCAGGTCGTCCAGCGACTCGAAGGCCGACCCGAGCGTCCGCCAGGTGGGCACCATCTCGGAGATCGTCACGCCGGCCGTGGCCGCCGCGACCTCGATCCCGCCGGTGAACATCTTGGCGTAGAAGCTGGACTTGACCTTGGTCCGCCGGTGGTCGCCCTTGGCGAACCCGGGCTCCTTGTAGAGGGACCGGCACAACGAGGTGAAGAAGTCGACCTTCGGCACGGAGTTGTCCGCGTCCTTGATCGCCTGGATCAGCGGTGCGTCCCCGTTGATCGACGCCCAGATCCGCAGCTCGATCTGCGACCAGTCACAACTGATCACCACGTGATCCTCGCCCCGCCCGATGATCGCCTTGCGGACCATGTCGTCGTCCGGGAGCTGTTGCATCGGCGGATCCTCGATGGACATCCGACCGGTCTTGGCCTCCATGCTCTTGATCCCCGGATGCACCAGCCCGTCCGCGTCCGCCTTGTCCCGCAGCTTGGTCAGGTACTTGATCCGGGTGCCGTGCAGTCCGCGCCACCGGATCACGTCCCGGGAGATCTCGTGGTCGATCCGGCCGAGCGCGACCTCGTCCACCGACTTCTTGCCGGTCGCCGTCAGCACCGGGTCCGGGCCGAACAGGCCCAGGCCGTCCAGCGTCTTGATGATCGCCGCCGGCTGGCTCGGGTTCAGCCCGTACTTGGCCTTGAGCCGGTCGACGATGCCCTGTTCCTCGGCCCCGACCTCGGCGAGCTTCCCGTCCAGGTAACCGATGTCAACCGGCAGGCCGTGCCAGCTCATGTTGCCGGTGATCCGCATCGCGGACACTTCCAGGTCGTGCATCTCCTGCCACTGCAGGTACCGCTTCTGCCATCGGCGCCACAACCGGGCCGTGATCACCGTGTCCACCACGCCGTACAGCGGGTACGGGCGCCAGCCCATCGGGATGGTCTCCCAGGTCCAGCCCTGGTTGGCCATGCCGCGCTTGAGCACCACCTGGCCCAGGCCGGCCCACGCGCCCAGTTCCCGGACCGCGTTCTCCTTCAGCCCGCGCGGCTCCTCGCAATAGCCGCCCAACGCGGCCAGCACGAAGCCGTCCTTGACCAGCGACCAGTCGATCGAGATCCCCTCGACCCGCAACCCCATCGAGTCGTAGCCGATGTTGTACCAGACCATGTCGATCCGGGCCCGCTCCATGAAGTCGAACGCCCCCTGGACCAGCCCGCGCCAGTCCTGGAACGGGATCGCCCAGCCGCTGTTCTCGTCACCGACCTGGACCATCCGGACCTTGAACCCGGGCGCCGACCAGTCCAGCCCGGTGGCCTCGATGTCGACCGCCAGGAACTCCCGGCCGGGCTTGGTCAACCACGCCCAGAACGCCGCCACCTGGTCCGGCCGTTGCAGCACGTGCACCCGGATGTCCGGCATCTCCACGGTTTGACCCTCCGTCAAAACTTCGTTACCGTTATCAACACGGCCCGCCCAGGTGTCGATGCGTTCCTCGGGCCGGACAGAGAAGCGCCCGGCCGGAATCCCCCCTCCCGCCGGGCGCTTCTTTCGGTCACGGCCAGTCGAGATCCTCCGCGTCCGCCGCGGCCGGCGTGGTCACCGGCTCCTCCGGCGCATCCAGATCCTCCGCCGTGGCCGCGGTCGCCGCCGCGCCGTTGCCGGCGCCGCTCCCGCCGCCCAGCGAGATCGTGGACATGTAGGCGACCTTGTTCCGCGGGGTGCCGTTCCAGTCGTCCTCGGTCAGCTTCACCCGGACCTTGGCGCCCTGGATCCGTTGCGCCACCTGGACCATCTTCGGCTTGGCCTGCTGGATCCACTTCTGGGTGGCGCCCAGCTTCTCCATGGCCTGCGCGAAGATCCGCGCCGCGACGTCGCTCTCGGCCGACCAGGTCAACTGGTCCGGCACGGTCTTGCCGATGTACGGCCCGCCGATGAACTCGAGCACGACCTTGACCTGCGGCTTGCCGCCCTGGCTCTTGCCGGCCGTGGCCTTCTTCACGGTCATGTCGTACTCGCCGGTCGGGTACGCCTTGCCCAGCAGTTCGTCGCCGAACGCCGCCATCTCACCGGCCAGTGAGAAGCCTTCGTCCTCGTCCACCATGCTCATCCTTGATCTCCTTCGTCCGGCGCCGGTCCCGCGACCAGCGGCTCCTGGATCGCCGGGGCAGCGATGGCCACCCCGGGCTTGAACACCTTCTTCATGATCAACTGGTAGTTGACATTCTTGGCGATCACCTCTTCGTCGGTCAGGCCCTCGATCGACTTGAGGTTCATCAACGCCGGGATCTTGCCGCGGACCCGTTCCCCCGCCTCCTTGCCGTCCCGCCGCCGGGTCAACAGCCGCCGGATCTCCTGCCCGTTCTCGTCGGTGTCGACGAACAGGTAGGCGCACACGTCCAGCAGGTACGGGATGACGGCCTGCAATTGCCCCTGCAGGTGCGGCCGGAGGATGCCCTCCTTGTCCAGCCGGGACATCGCCGTGATGCACACCGCCGACAGCGGTTTGGTCGGGTGGAACGTCAGGTCCCGCAGGTCCCGGACGAACCCGCCGGTCTCCCGCAGCACTTCGCCCCAGTGCTGCAGCTTGACCTGACTCCTCCCCGCGACCTTCTCCACGTTCCGGTACTGCAGCTCGGAGATCGAATCGACCGATGCGGACGCGAACCCGTGCTGGCCGGTCTTGAGCCAGTCCAGTGCGGTGGTCGCGTCCTGCCACCGGCGGACCGCCACGACCGCGGTGTCCCAGTTCTTGTTCGGGTCCGGCGGTGGATTCACCGGATCCCACAGGATCGGCCGGATGGGCAGGAACCGGGTCGCGTTCTCCACGTCGAAGTACACCCGGGGCGGTGGCGTGCTGGATGCCAACGCGGACTTGCCCACCTTGCTGTACCCGTGCACCAGCATCGTCAGCGCCTGGTGCATCGCCGCCGCCGCCACCACGGGCGGGGCGGGCTCCTTGAGGGTGGCCGTCATCCGATCTCCGATCGTTCGTGGATCAACCGACCGCCGACAACGTCGGCAGTCCCATGGCCTCGAGTCGCATCGCCGCTCGCTCGTCCGGGCCGACGAAGAACACGGCCAGGTAGTGATCCGGATAGATGTAGCGGGGTGCCGTCAATTCGCCCCGGTGGCTCAGCATGAAGTGCTTCTCGGTGCCGCACACCGGGCAGATCAGGCTGCACGCCCATCCGGCCTTCCGTCCGCCCGGTAGTGCGTTCTTGTGCGGTTCGGCCCACGAGTGGCCGAACGCCCGGCAGTAGGTGGCGCCCTCACT